TCGCTTTTGTGTTAGCATAAAGCGTTCCTTGTGTGTTTGCAGAAAGGCCTAAACCTCCAGTTCCTGCAAACTTTGGTGCACCATTTGATGCATCAGTATTCGTCCATAAAGACATATTTTTCTCCTAGTTATCTGGTTTGATTGTTTATTTATGCCTGTCAACCACTCAATAATTTTTAGTAATAGTAGATGACAACTCAGGTTCTGCCTGGAATGTATCTTCTTTACTATCAGGTTTTTTCTTCTTGGCAGCAGTTTTGACAATCTCTGCCTTGCGAGAAGCTTCTTCACCTAATTTCTTAGGTGCTTTGTAAGAACTGGCTTGTTTCTTCATTGCTGTACGAGCCAAGTCTCTAACTCTGGACATATCTGTGTGTTTAGCACCAGATTTATCTGTTACTGTACCTGTGCGCTTAACGTATGGGCCATCAAAAGGTGGTGAGTCATCTTTAGATTCTTTCATCTTCTTAGCCGGTTCTTTGTAAGGTTTAGTGACTAATGTTTCAGAGGCTGCAGAACCATACTTGTCATCAGCAATGCCTTCACCAAGGTATTTGTGTTCGTGTACAGTATAACCTTTATCTTTGTAGTGTTTCAAAGCTTTATCAACTGCATGTTGTGGTTCTTTTGCTCTAATGGTTGCCTTCATGCGTTCTTTTGGACCATTGTCCTTACTGATAACAACACCAACTTTATGGTTTCCCATAGCATGATACTCATCATCTTCACGTTCATCAATCTGTTCAACTTCTTCTTTATTGTATTTCTTTTTCAAATATCTGTCGACCTTACGTGCGTATTCATCTTTTACTTCCTCATCAATCTCACTCATCATATAATTGGCAACTGTTGAGATATAATCTTCTGCAAGAGTAATCTTTGATTGTACCCACTCAGGAAGATTATCATTATCTTCTAACATGTCATGTACTCTTTGAGCATTATTGATTACACTTTGTAATTGGCCACGAGCCATATCACCTTCGTAATCGTATTCAGTTTTTTCTTTTGCTTCTGTAACAGAAGATGCTCGTGTAACAATATCATTGGCCAGTTGTTTCTTAGTTGCTCTCACAATACCACTAAAGCGTTTGTTGCCTTTGTTATAGTCACCAGCTTTGTCAGCCTTAGACGCATCAGCACCAGCGGCAGTCTTGTAACGACCCAACATATCATTGGACAATTCATCAATCTGTTCAACTTCTTCAGCATTTAGACTGATACTCTTTTTTAATTTGTTAACATCTTGTTTGTTTGCTTTTCCAGCACCAGTCACACGAGCAGGAGTTCTGTGTGCAAGTTTATCGTAGGATCCAAGACTATGACCTGGTCTTGTATAGTGGCCTTTTGCATCAGCGGCACCTTGAACGGCAGCTGCTGATTTTGCATCCTTAGTCTTTTTAGCATGGTCTGCAAACTTTTGAGGATCATGTGACTTACCATAATGATAATCAGCATCAGGGTCAGAAGCAGCACTAGCAGCTTTAGCTAAAGTTTTTGTTGAAATTTCATCAATCTGCTCAACTTCTTCTTTAGCCATTTTCCTTCTTGCCATTACTGCGGCAATTTTAGCACGTTTTGCAGCTGCCTCTTTGTCATGTGGTTTGTCAGAAGGTTTAGCATCTTTATCGTATGCATCTTCTTCTTTAAGGCGTTTAGCTGCATTCACTTTGCTTGTCATTTTATCAATAAACGCTTGCGACTTATTTTTGCCTTCGGCTTGTTTCAAATTCTTTTTAGCAACAAGGCCGCTTAAAGCAGTTGAAGACTTATCTGCAGCTGCTTGACGAGCTTGAATAGAGTTTTTGTAGTTTGGTTCATCCATAACTTCGTTTACAATTTCTTCTTTCATATGACCATACTTCTTTTTATACCAGTCAGGCATTCCACTTGTTTTACGGAAATGTCGTACTGTTGCAGAGTCATTGGCCTGGTCACGATACTTATTCTCAGCAGTAGTATTGTGTGACTTCATTGCTTCAGCAGCTGCATGAGCATCTTTAGCAATGTGGATTAAAGCCTCATCAGACTTTTTGTGATACTCATGGCCTTCCAATGGATGGCGTTGTGATGGACGACCTTCTTCAAGGTTCTCAGATTCTTCTGCAACAGATTTCCATCCGCCGCCCATTTCTTTGTATTTTTTAGATGCCCAACCATTGGCGTATGCTGAAGGGTACACATCAAATTTAGATTTTGCTTGTGCTTTGGCCTGTGCCCATTTTTCAGGACTAGTTGGTACATTTTTTTCTTCTAAGTTTTCCATATCTTCGCTTATCTTTCCTTTTCCAAAGTTAGACACATTTATCGGTGCACCCTTTCTCTCAGGATTAGGGTCGTGTTTTCTTTTAGCTGCAACGGCAGATGCTCTTTCTTTTTTAGTTAAAGAAGCTCTCTTTTCGTTAGACATACATTTAGGTTTAGGTTCACCAGGTTCTCTTGCACAAGGACCAATTGCCTCACCCTTACTATTGATTCTTTTCCAACCACCTTCTGGAGCAGTTTTACTAAACCATTTACGCAAATCTTCTTTAAGTTCTGCTCTTCTCTCATCATTAGATTTACGATTTGGATGGTCTGGATTTTTATAAGGAGTTTTTCTGAAACCTTCCTTATCATAATTTCCAGATTTCTTTTTTGAAATAGCAGTAGCAGCGGCTATTGCAGCTGCAGCAGACTCTTTCACACAAGAACCAGGTGAGTAAGGTTTTTTACCTGGTTTTGGTTTATAATCAGGCCAACATCTACCTTCTAAAAAATCAGAAAAACTTTTTACTCCAGTGTCTTCACTAGTCACCAGTGGTGCAGGTTTTGTTTCTTTCTTTGGTGCTGCAGATTTAAATCTACCACCAACAGCTTCACGACCTGGTTCAGGAACAGAACCAGGTTGTATTGCTTCAGAAAAACTTTTGAAGTTTTCCATTTTAGTCGTTTTTAGCCTGCTTTGTGGCGGTAGCATACATTACAGACTTAGCATCTTTGCCATAACGCTCTTTGAAGCCAGATAAGTTTTTCTTCATAGATTTAACTGTATCTTCTTTCTTTTCTGTTTCAGCAGGAGTTAATGTGCGTTCTTCAATGTTTACTTGGTCAACACCATTGGCCAAATCTGCGTCAATAACATAAATGTCTTGTTCAGTTGCTTCTTGTTTAACTGATTGAACAGATGCCTTTGCAACATCGGCTTGTGGTTTAGTACCAGCGGCACGTTTCTTTTGGTCTTCCAATTCTTTTGCGAATTGTTCTGAATCAGGTTCTTCTGAAATCAAATCTTCTTTCTTAATAGATTCAAAGAATGCTTTCATGCCACCATCTTTATAGAGGGCAACCATTTCAGACATTTTCTTTTTCTTCTTCTCAGATTCAATAGACTTCAATTCTTTTTCTTTTGGTCCTTTTAGTACATCAAAGGCACTTGGTTGTGGCTTAGATGAGCCATATGAACGACCTTGAACTTTAGTTGATGGCAAATCAGCCATCTTAACTTCATCCAACTCAACTTCTTCTCTTTTAACACCACCAGCATCGAGCATTTTAAAGCGATCTTGAATGCCAGCAATACCTGGCTTAATGTCTTTTGCAGCTTTCTTCAATGCAGGTGACGCATTTGGAATATGTTTCATTGTTGTTTTAGCTTGATGAGACATTGCTTCATCTTGTTGTTCAACTTCTTCTTTCTTCACATCAGGTTTTTTGCCTGCACGAAGCTTCTTAAAGTCATCAGCCGTCAATTCATCTTTTTCTGGCTCATGTACATCCAACTTCTGTTGGTTTGGATGTAATTTTTCTTGAAGTGGTGGTAAACCAGCCATAATTCTTGCAGCAACATCTGCAACATCTCTAATTTCTTTGTTATTCGAATACATGAGTTTTCTCCTATTTTTTTATTATTTTTAACAATTCCATTTTCTCAACGCTAATGCTTTGCGAGTTGGTTCACCATTAGGTTTTTTCATTGGGCCTTCCATGCCGCCCATGCGAGCACAAAATGATTTTCTACGATTGGCTGCTTTAGAACCAGGCTTCAACTTTGATGGTGGAGTTGTAACTGCCATTGAAAGTTTAGAACCTGGATTTGCAGCACGATAAGAAGCAATACCCTTGCGGTTTAAACCACCCTCAGGGTTCTTGCCTTCTTTACGAGTCCAAGCAGGAGTTTCTGTTATGAATGCTTTAAATGATTTCATATAAACTTCTTTGATTTGAATGTTTTAATATTGATACCAACTCTTTTCAGTTCACCTTCTTTTTGGTCACCAATTGATGCACCTGTTTCATCACCAGTTAATTCTTCTAATGGTTTCTTTAGTGTTTTGGTTTTCGTCAAACCATCACGACCAAGGTTTTCACCAGATGCAGCCATTGATAGACCAGATTCGCCATTATTGATAGACTCAATTACTTTTTCTTTTTGGCGGGTGCGGATTTCTGAGAGCGTGAGTTTGCTACGGGTTGTTTCTTCGCCGCAGGTTTCTGGACCGGTACCGGCGCCGGTGTCGGCACTGGTTCTGGTGAAACTACCACTGGCTCTGTGCTCTGCAATGGTTCTACCGGTGCCACTTGTTCCAATTGAACTAATGGAACTGGTTCCACTTCCAATGGTTTTGGTGAAGGCGGTGTCGATTGCACTGGTGTCTTCGTTGTAAATAGATTTTTTAGAAATGTTAACATTTTCAGTCTCCTCATTAAGTTTAACAATATAGCCATTCTTATATTTAAGAATTGTACCATTCTTTTGATGCGCTTCTTTTGCAGCAGAAGTACGCAACATAAAGATACGCAATTTACCATTGCTATCTTTTAATAATTTATCTTTTTTCAAATCTTCAGTTGCTTCTTTAACCGGTGTTGGTTTAGTACCAGAAGAACTGCTAATAGGAATCTTTGGTTGTTGTGGTGTTTCTTTATTAATCATCACCAACTGGCCGTGTACAGAACGGTGTGTTACTTTACCATTCTTACCATAACGACCGAAACCATAGTATTGTAAACCTAGTTTACTTGCTTCACTAGCGGTTTCATCATTAGATGCAGGTAGTTGTTCTGCGCCATCTTTAGGAACTGGTAAAGAATCTTTCTTGTCCAATTCATTGGCAGTCCAGAATTGTGCCTCTTGTGACTGTGGTGGTGCCGCAACAAACTCTTTGAACTTGTTAAACAAACTCAGTAACTCAGCCTTCTTAGCCTTAACTGTTTCTGGATCAGCTTCACGCAAATCTTCAGAGTTATCAAATTCAGAATAGTTTGCACCAAACATTTGTGCATACTCAGTACGAGCATACTGCACATTATCCCATTTCTCTTTACGAATTGGTTCTGGTACTGCACGACCACCACGTTGACCACGTTCTAGGTTTCGTTGTGCTGAAATATCATCTCTTGTGTTAACCAGTAACATAGATGTTTCATATCCCAACTTCTCTAATTGGTCTTTGATGTTTTTAGTTTTAACTACATCATCACCTGTGCCATTGATAATCAGTCCATTGCGGCCTAACAATGCAAGTTGTTGACGTAATTCTGTAATGTTCTTTGCTCGACCACGGACAAGGTTGCGCTTCTCTGTTTCACCAACAGGCATCATCTTGTCAAGGCCTTCTTTGTCCATTAAGAACTCAAGTGCCTTATCAGAATTGATTTCAGTTAGACCTTGACCCTCTAATGTGTTGTTCATCACATAGTCTTTACCAGAACCTGGACCGCCCGCTAAGAACACAGCCTTGAAGATGCCTTGGTCGTGTACACCTTCAGAAAGCATTTCGAATTCTCCGTTGAGGTCTACAGATTCTTTAATGTTCATACCTTTACGAACATCACGGAACAATTCTTTGGCGTGGTGTTCAGGTACATGTTTTGGAATGCCTTGTCTGAAGTCATCAAAACTGTTTGATGTAGCATGTGACCTCATCTTTGAAGCAGACATGCCTTCTGTACCTTCAGCATCAGGGTCACGAGCACCTGCATTGTGAAGTGTAATCTTTTTGAAATTGAATAGTGCGCCTTCATGTGTACCATTGTATTTGTGTAACAATTTGTGGTACTCGGCAACACGGTCAGCACCCGCAACCATGTGAAGGTGTGTAACACCTTGTTTGTGTAGTTTGGCTGCTTGTGTTAAGAAGTTTGGTTCTTCTTTGGTTGCTACAGAGATGTTCGTATCAGGAAAGAATCTCTTAGCGTGTTTGACTTTTTGTGCCGATGTAAGAGGGTTCTTAGCGGCATCTTGTGAGTGGGACAGGACAATGTGATGAGAACCGCCAACATTTTTGGCAACTGATTTAACCTTATTGACCAGAACTTCATGTCCGGTTGTAGGTGGGTTCATACGGCCAAACGCCATGACCGCATGTTTCTCTTTATTCTCAGTAATAAATTCTCTAAATTTCATGTCCCGCCTCTGCAGCAGTTGTTAATGTCTTATTTAGTATTTAGTGAGTTTTGATGATGAATACCTCATCAGATTTTGGTCCGCCATACTCCTCTGGTCGCTTGGCGCCTACATTTCCTCGCTCAAATACAACCATACTATCATACACCGACATGCACTTAGTTTCGTATGTAAAGAAATCTGGTTCCACCTGGCCACGGGTATGTTCAGCATTAATCTTATCAACCATCTTCTTAGTCACATTGTTGATAGACTCAGGATGGTCAATAGAACCACCATGTGATGACCAATAGGCTGCATGTGTATCTTCAATGAAGTAAGTACCGTTCTTTGCAATTCTTGGATACAAATACTGAAATGTTTTGTTCACATGAGCAACATGGTGACTGCCATCATCCAACACCAAATCAAATTCACCAAATTCATCTACAAGACTTTGCAAAAACTCAGGGTCAGATTGGTCACCAATGCGTACATGCACATTATTTTCTGTATCTTCAAAGTCTTTGCAACTTGGTGTGATATCAATACCAACGATTGTACTATCAGGATGAAAGTATTTCTTCCACATCTCTAGTGAACCACCATTCAATACACCAATCTCCAACATCTTAATTGGTTTATCTCTTAGTGCCGCAAAGTGGCGGTCATATACCCAAAAGTAATGTGTCCACTTTGTAATCTTTTTGCCGGTGTTATTCAGCCAATATTCTTTTAAGTTCATTTAATATACCTCAGTAGCGCCTGTTCCGGCCATAATGCCTTCACAATGCAGTTTGTCAAATTCAATCAGATACTTCTTATCTATGTGCTGATAATGGGCGTGTTCTGTATCAATCCCATGTTCGTTTACAGTATTATAACACTTAACTAATGTTTGTAAATAATCATCTATAAGTGATGGGCACATAGAATACATGCGTGTGATAAACAGATTGTCAGTTGTTTGTGCCTGTTTATCTTGTGACAACCAAGATGGTATTCGTGTCTTAAACACATATTTACCAAATAGGTTGTCATAATCTTTAATATCAAAGCTATCATGCAATATACTTCGTGCAGAAAACTTAAAGATTCTTTTTGTATCCTGCATGATTGGATGTAATTGTGGGTTGCCTTTCAAGGCCTGTAATGTTTTAAACAATAACACAATCTCAGCCTGACTCTTTTGACCAGCACCTGCTAATTGTTTAATCTCAGGGTCTTCAGCCCAAAATGCCATTGCATTAGCATACTTTGAAATCTCATCTTCCCATTCTTTAGGCGCAGCGTTAGGTGAACCATCAGAGAAAAATATGTAGTCATTTGGTAATTGTTTACGCAATGACTTCAATGTGTCAATAGTCTGATTGAACCTATCTTGTGGTTGAATTACACCAATGTTTGGTATTAATGCAGAGGTGACGATGAATAAGTTTTTATCTAGTAATAAGCTCATAATTTTGTTTCATAGTTTCTGTCATCAAGTATTCAATACCTTTGTTTGGTGCCCAACCAAGTTCCCACATGGCCTTTGTACAAGAACCTAAAGAAAACTTATTGACTTCTCTTTCAACTGCTGATTTAGATATTGATAGATTGTAACTAGACCAATATTCTTTTGAAGGTTTGAATTCATACTTCAAATCACCGAATGCGGTCACAGCAGAACCAATAACATCTCTCACCGATGTTAATGTGCCTGTACATACATTGTAGATTTGGCCTTTTGCCTTTGATTTATTAATACAAAGTTCAATCAATTTTACCACATCATCAACATGGACATAATCCCGTTTTTGCTTGCCGTTTGAGTAGAATGTGCATGGTTCTTGCTTAGCAACTTGTTTTACGATATAATTTAGAAGTGGTGGTGATGGACGATGGATATCTTGTCTTGGTCCAAATACATTAAAGAATCGTAGTGTCACAATGTCCATGTCATAGTTAGAAATGTATGATTGCACCACATCTTCCATTAGTTTCTTTGACAATGGATAGAACAATGATGGTTTAACTTGTATGTCCTCAGTAAATGGCGCCTCTGATTCAATATTACCTTCATAGATGGCTGATGTACTGGCAACAATGGTTCGTTTAACACCTGCATCTTTGGCTGCTTTAAGTACAGAGGCAGTACCTGCAACATTGACACTCAAGCACTCAGCAGGATTAGATTCACATTCAGGTAAAGATGTTAACGCTGCCAAATGCACTATAACATCAGTCATGTTAGATAGCAAAAGCTTTGTTAGTTTCTTTGTCTTTCTGATATCAAGTGGTACTGCATCACAAACCTGTTCACCATCAACAAATAGGTTTTCCATGTAACCATGACTGAAATCATCTAGTGCAACTACTGTATGGCCGTTCTTGGCCAATTCAATGCACAATGTTGAACCAATACCACCTGCACCACCAGTAATCAGAATGTTCATATCATATCTCCAAGATTATCACTATCACGTTTTAGGTTCAATGCAACAGCAGAAGGGAATGGGTTTGAATTGGCATAATCATTAATCAATACACGGCGGGAATGATTTGCTTCCATGACCAATACGTAGTTCACAAAACCCATCTCAGTAAGAATCTTGTTGGTATATTCTTCGTATCTTTTCTTACGAGCAGTTACAAATACCAACTTACAACCACGATTCTGTTCTTTCAACAAAGCATCCACATTCTTTTGAATTGGTTCATATGGGTCATCATGGAAGTCTTTTGTCTTAATGATTGTGCCATCAATGTCACAGAAGTATGTTGGCTTGTTATTGAATTTAAACCAATCATCAGCAGTACCAACATCAACAAAGTTCTCAACCTCTTTTTCATTGAATACTGCACCATTTGAAATCATATAATCAATGATGTTTGACACAAAGATTTCAGAAGTGGCATTACCTTTTAGTTTTTCGAATGTATCAACATATTCACCAATATTTGCAAACTGGTAACCACCAACGCAGAATGAATTACTCACAATCTGTTTCTCAACAACAGAAGTAATGATGCCGTGTTCATTGGCGATGGTGTAACTCTTTGCAGGTGCATTACGAATGTCGGGGTTCTTTGACAACTTAGAAACATAGATTGCATTACCATCAACCAAATCTGTATCGTAGAAACCATCACAATCTTTGATTAACATTGGTGAGACTGATGAGAAGAAATACTCAGAATTCATAATAGCCTGATAAACTGTATCAGCAGGACCACTTGTTGGTCTATCTAACACAACAATATTAACTTTATCACCAAAAGCCTCACGCAATTTATTCTCCGCATTAAATAACTCATTATGTAGTTTTAGAATAGCAATTGTGATGTTGTATTTGCCAATAAAGTTCTTGGCTGCATTCTCAATCATCAGCCTGTTGTTGTAATCAGACAACAGGTACTTTGGTCGCATATTAGGAAAGCGAGTCGATAGACCCGCACAAGGCATAATTATTTCCATAATCTTCTCACTTCTGTCATTAAAAATTCTTTATCTTTTTCATTGTGTGTATAAGGCAAAACTCTCATCAACATCAGAATCAGTAAGTTATGATTCTCATTATAGACAAAACCATTCAATTTGTCTATTATGGCATACAGTTTTGAATCCAAATACACATTGTCATTTCTGATAAACCACTTGCACACAAGGTCTTGTCTTAATTTGGCTAAGTCAAACACAAATGAATCATAATCTGTAGTCAACGGGTCAATCAAGACGAACTCATCTTGGTTTGTATCATAGAGGATGTTTTCTAGTGTAAAATCACCATGATACTCTGAAGATGGAAGAACCTTTGGTAACTTATCTAGTAGTTCTTCGGATGTGAATGGCATATCAAACTTATTGAAGTCAAACGATGCCAGTTTCTTTCGGTAAGTTTCAGTATAATCTTTTTCAATTGTGTTCTTTGATAGATTATACATGGTATTTTTAATAAAGTCAACTAGTTTATCAACTTTATTTGTAGGCAAATATTTCTTCATCTCTAAACTGGAAATGTATTCCATATCATAATATGTGCCTGTAATCTCATAGATTTTAGGCAGGCTCAAGTCAAACCTAGAAAGCGAATCAAATCTTTCTAGGTTTCGGTCAATGTCACCAGTTTTTCTAACAAAGACGGTATCACCATCTTGCATTAGATAGACATGGCTGTTAGAATGACCTTTTAACTCTTTTAATATTTTACCACTTTTCAAAGTCTTCCCTCACCAATGAATGCCATGTTCCATTGTGTGGGCCGGGAGGGAAAGCATGATTCATATTGCAGTACACAAGGTTCTCACCAGTTAAACCTGTGGTCTTCCAATTCATACTCATCATATCTTCACCAATCATCGTAACACCAATGTCATAGAATTCATCTATACGATTAAACACATTACAATACTTATCCATGTTCCGTGACGATGAGAAAGCAAACTGGTCATTTCCAAAATCTCTATTTGGTGTCATTCGGCAATTTGGAATATACAACTTAGAATTGTCCAACTCTGCAAATGGAATTTCAGTATTCAATGCAAAATCAAAACGAGAACGAATAACCCAATCAAAGGTCATCTTGTAATCTTTCTCATATTCACGTTTCAATTCATTAGCTCGATGCAACGAATAGAATTGTGCATATGTTGATAGAGCAGGGTTTTTTACTTTCCAGTTTGGTTGTGGAGGTGGAACTCTGGTGTACTTTGACAAATCAGGGTTGATTGGTTCTTCAAGTTGAAAGTTCTTCGGTTCGTACATCCACAATGGCGCCAAATCTTTAGTTGAGTCTTGCCAAAGATGAGCAAACACCGTCACATCGTGTTTGTCAAGCAGATTTTTTTTGACATACTGAAAGGCAGTTGCAAGGCCTCTAGGTTGGCCAGACACACATAATGCAATTTTCATATTATCTCTTAATGTAAACAGGCAAATCAATTACAAGGTATGGTGTATTAGATTCAAAATAGTTTCTCATACACAACAGGTGAGGACAATATCTGTTCTCATCGTGTAACACAATATCTCTTTGACCAGTTGGCCAGAAAAACTTCTCAGTCAACCATTCTTTGGTCTTCTTATCGAACCTACGATTCAAAATATCTTCTGCACGATTGTAGAAGAAATAACCTTCTCTGTTTTGCCATGGAATAATAGCAAAGATATCAGACACCATACCATACTGTTCGTTAGTTGGTGTAATCACGGCATCTTTGTACTGTTCAACCAATGGTCGTACCTTGAATGTGGTCAACCTAGTATCAAACCTACTGTAAACAATATTGTCATACTCTTTTTCAATCAACTCATATGCCTTTCTACGAGCAAAGTGCATTGATAGTGTGACATGATTGCGGTCTGGTGTAATCAGTTCTTTAGGGTTTTTCTTTGAGATTCGGTCTTCAGCATCAAAGAATTCTTGTGCATACAGTTCATTTTTTTCAGCCAACCATTTAACTGGTTTTAAGGTCTTTACAACATAATCAATGTCAGCTTGATTATCTTCATCCCAAATATAAAGGTAAACATCAAGTTCGTTCATTGAAATGAAATGCTTAACCTCTTCAGCAATGTCTTTAAATGTCCGTAGATGACCAGACATTACTAACGCATTAGCCATATTTCACCTCAATCAATTTGCGCCATTCAGGAACTCTATCGTATTGGTGTACGATGTAGTATGGTGTTCCCTTTGATGTAGTTACTGTATCACCATCAATAGTTGGTGATGCTTCTAACAACAATGGTTTGAATTGATGAATCTTAGATGGGTCAACTGTTGTACCCAACTGGCAAGCCCAACCATCTTCAGATCGTTTGTATAAACTTGTTTCACGATATGGACTCATAGAGACCATGAAGTTGAACGTAGATTGGTCGCATATAGGTATCGGCCTGTTTGTTGCTGCTGTGAAGATGTTGATAGCCAAATCACGCATCGCACTACCAGTACCAGCAAGAACGCCAACATTAAATATCTCATTGTTTTTAAAATTTTCGTGTACGTATGGGCCGTAGGTTTCTAATAGATTTTGGTCACCCCATGGTTCATCTTTGTATAAAATACTTTCAGATGAGAAGACCAAATTTTCAGAGGTTAGATTTGCTTCTAACCAGTCAACAGGGTTTTGTTGAAAGATTACATCTTTTACGTCTGTAGTAATGACGTAGCGATATTCGTTTTTACGGAGATATTCGTAGATGTGGCCGAATCGTTCAACGTGAATCGGCATTTTTGATTCGTATTGCAGGTTGCCTTGTTGGTCTTGGTTGAAACCAATAACCTTGAAACCTGCTTCGTTCACTTTCTTAACTGTGGCTGAATCACAGTTCATCAGAATAAGGACTTTATCGCCTTTAAACCCTGATTTATTAATGGAATTAATCCAATATTTTAATTTGTCCCAATCGTAATTGGTACTTGCACCTATAATCAAGTCTTTCATAATATACTCCAGTTATCTTACTTAGTTCGTTTGTATTCTTTAAATTTGGCAATGTTTTGACCTGGCGTCCCTTTTTTATAGTTGTTTGCCAGTTCGTTTGTTCCCCATGCACCTGCACCTGATTTAGGAAGAATATCAGGCTTTGTTTCTTCATGCACACTCTTATGTAGTTTCACGCCAGTCACATCTTGGACGACTTTCCAAGCCTGTTCGTGACGCTTGTTCTTTACATGGTCATCAAACTCTTTTTTCTGTTTGTCGTTTGCCTTCTGCTTGAACTTGATTAGTTCCATGATGCCAACATTACCGGCATATGATGCTTCTAACAATTCTTCGTATTCTTTAAATTGCATATCAACCTCTGGTCAAATTCAATATCTTTTGAATTTGTGTCTCCAACTGTGGTGCCCGATTTGGCCATTTGATAATTGGTTGGTCGGCAGTCTTTAACAATTTAGTTAAGAATGGCAGAATAATCTTTTCAACTTCTTTCAGTCTAGTTTTGTATTCATCTACAGTTTCTTCTTTTTCAGCAATAACGGCATTGTATTCTTCTTCATCTATTGCGGTAAAACCAAAATCATTATCGCCATATTCGGCCATAATCTCATTGATATTAAACTTTTGTTCAGCCATTAATTGCTCCAATTTTTGGTTGCATTGAAGTTAGCGTGTGCGAATTCTAATCGATCAATCAGTTTAACTGCATTGCCTTTTAGTCTATCAACTGCCACGAAACCTTCGGGATTAGTAATTTTGAAACCATCGTCTGTACGCAAGAATGTACCAGTAACTTGTTTCATTTGTTGTAACTTCTTAACAATCATATTCTTAGCATTAACCAACAGATTCATCAAGTCAAATATAGTCTTTAAATCTTTAGCTGCATTATTGAAGAAACGCATAATCTCTGTCTTCTCCTTAACACGTTTCTTTTTAGTTTCGTCTTTCTTCGCATCAATAATATCTTTATTTAGCTTTGCTTCAACCCATCGTGTCAGTTCAAATGTGTGTGCTCTTGTGTCTCTGATAGCTTGACCTGCACGGACTTTTGTATTATTAAAAGTCTTAATGTAAGTCATAATAATTTCACTATTAGAAATACGATTCAAATTCAATGGGTTGATTGATTGGAATGTTCTGCCTGCTTGAGATAGAATACTTGTTATAGCAGCAGTTTCTTCTGCTGTAAATGTGGCAGTACCAGAAGCATCGGTGAATGATGCATCACGAAACCAAACATCTTTAGTTGTGGTCAAATGGCCAATATCAATATTGAATGAGGCCTTCATATCAGCCATCGTCTTGCCTGTGTATGATGTATGAAATACAATACCCATTTGAGCATCAAGCATCATACGAGCCAACTTAGCATCAGAAGGAACGGCATAGACAATTGTATTTGGTTGAAAGGTGATGTATGATTGACCATCAATAACTTGTTTGTTAATATCACCTTTTGCAAACATCATGTCGCCTTGCAATATACCTTTAATGCCTAACTTAGGCAAGTATCGTAATGCAACTTTGAGTTTAGAGTTTAAACCTTCTGAAGAATGATTTGCATCAATGTCTGCATCAGTATAATTCAATTTTGGATTTGCATTGAATATGCCTTTAGTACCAACAAAGAATTTACCATTCTCTGGATTGATACCGCAAAAAACAGCAGGTGCACCATCCCATTTTGTTGTAACATTCACCCGTGATTGTGAGTGGCCTGCCAACATATCTCGGAGAGATTGCAAGAAATTAATTGCTTCACGAGCACCAGAGACACCACGATTCAAAACTTCATCTTCAATGTGTTCTAGGTGAAGGTTCTTACCTTCTTTTGATTCGGTTAAAAATTGTGTGAAGTTCATTTTAGTATAATTTTCCAAACGGACCAAACTGACTACCTTTTTTCTGAGCTAAGAAACACATATCGGTTAAAAGACTATCTCTTTCTTCTTTTTTCATAGAACAAATACCATATAAAAAATTTAACTGCATTAATTTAGAATTTGCTGTATGTGGCTCAAGAGTGAAAACTTTTTGCATATTAGAAATAAATTCTTCTGTGTTTTTTACACCAGTATCAACACCGGCTGCATTAATTGTTTCGAATACAATCTTAGCATATTTTAAGGAAGTCTTATCATCGAATTCTTCACCAGTCATTGGATATTCTTTGTGACTATTTTTGAAAGCAACTTTGTAATCTTTTAATAATTTAGCTAACAAATCAAGTGGTGTTTTACCTAATCGTGCTTTAGTTCCAGCAGAAGACGTTGGTTCAAACTTCAAATTATTATATCCTGATGTACTATTTGCTTTAATTTGAAAATCGTATTTTACACCACCGCCATCTACAACAATTCTTGTATCTTGTGTTGCAAATTGCGTTCCGTTTTTTAAACTTAACGGACACTTCATAGATGAAATGTTAAAATTATAATTTTTCTTATCAGGAAAATCAGCTTCATTAATATTAACTTCTTCATATTTAGCTTCTTTACCAGAAATTAATTTTAAAGAAATTCCAACAAGTCTTCGTTCTTTGTATAAAGTTCTCATAAGAGCATTTAACTCTAACAAACTAGAAGCTTTACCATCTTCAACTATTTTTTTAATATCTGAAATTACTTTCTGTTCATTCTGAACACACCAAATATCAGCAGGATCCCATGAATCTTTTTTAGAAATTTTGAATTTTGTACGAACAAGGTCCGTAATAAAGTCCATAAATCCACCATCTCTATTGAATTCTGTAAATTTAGATGATGCAAATTCTTTAAACATAGTTTTCTGTTGAGCGTAAAAAGCTTTCAGCCATTCAGCGTTTATTGCTGGATATATCGCTACTAGTTCTTTATATTTTTTATCTTTTACAATATCTTCTGGACTATTGTATCTTTGATTGTCATTTAATACTCTGCGAAAAATCCACGCAGAACCTAGTTCTTGCATTCTTGTTAATTCAGCAGCTGAATAAGATTTGGCCATTTGAACACTCCGATTGTTATTGAAGTATTTATCCTACCAGAATTATCGAATTATGTCAAGAACTTTATCACCAGTCCAAACTTCTTGTTCGGTTCTGATACGATTATCAGTCTTTAACGTATCAAATCGATTGATGGCTTTCTTACGCCACCACTCTGTGATATTGGACAGATTATGTTTCTCATAGTTCTCACCTGGAATCAACTTGTCAGTTTTTCCATTTACAAAATCAACCATGTTTTTAAACCCGTAGTCAGAAATGAAGTATCGTTTCTGTTCGTTTAGGTTCTTAGCATTGTCAATAGTCTGTGCAAACTTAACAGCTTCTGGTGTGCCTCTGAGGCCAATCTTAATCATAGACACTATAGCATTAGAGATTTTTAATTTACGGCTAGATGCATCAGGTGGTGCTAAATCTTTACCTGTGATATTCTCTATGTAATCTTTCAGGTCAGTATATGTTTTACCATGCAACATTGGCAAGAAATCACTATCAGTTAACCCTTTGAAACGAATCAGAGGTTTCATACCATCATATTGTGATACTGCCTTTGAAGAACCATACAGACTGGTTGTCTCAAACAAACAAGTGGTCATCTTATACTTTTCATCCAACATTTTACGTACTTCATGTGAGCAACAGATGGCTGCAAGTAATTTACCACCAAGGTAATTGAAACCAAATGGTTGTGCAGGTACAATCACAAAACCCATTGCGGCACATTGATTGAACAATTGAGCACCGCCTTCATGTTGTGTAAATACTTGACCAAGCATTTCATTACGTGGTTTACAATTAATAACAGGAGAACCAAGACGAATGAAACCAACCCACTTCTGTGACTTCTTCTCAAATACAGCCAAACGCAAACAACGGCCAGGAATACTGGTCATGTTTGAGTGACTAGAAATCATATTAAGATAAATGTCCCATCTATCTTGTGGCAACTCCATGATTTCAAATTCCATATCAGCGGGTGACATAGTGAAATCAGAGAACAAATCTTCTTCTGGTCCCATGCCAGGCAAAGTAAATGGTCTTTCTGCCATTGAGTTTAGTTTTTGTTCACGCATGTATTCATCAATACGACCAAACTTATCAAAGTAGTTTGAGAATACATCAGCGCAATGTACGGCTTGTTCTTTAGTTAACGTCATACTTTAAGACCACCAAAGTTCTTATTGAATTTCTTTTCACGATTACCAAATGTGTTAAGTGGTACATCTTTCTTTACTTGACCAGAATCGGTGATATCAGCCTGTGCTGAGGGCTCTGCATCATACAGTCGCATCTTGGCACGGTCAACACCAACAACAAATCGTTTGTTATCATTAGGATCAGAGTATCGATTCTTCAACTGTTTCACCATGATTTGGTTTAGTTGTTGCAGTTCTTCAGTTGTAATCAAAGCAAACATAAAGTCAGCAGTTGCAGGCAGACCAAACGATTCAGAAGTATCTTCTAGACCAACATCAGAGTTACTGAAACCACTACGAGTTGTTTGTGTTGCAGAAACAATTGGTACATTGTGTTCAACAGCCAAACCACGGAGTTCTTCAGCAATAGACTTGATGTATGTGTAAGAGTTTACAGAACCACCAGCCTTGATACGAGCAGAGGCACAGATGTTTAAATAATCAATAAAGATAATATCCGGTACAAAGTTCTTCTTCAAGTGTAACTCACTCAATAAGGCTCTGAAGTGTAGAGATGAAGCACTAGCAGTTGGATATTCTTTGATAATCAATTTACCATGTGCCTTGTTTTGTAAGACTTTAAACTTGCGTTCATAATCTACCTTAGTCATTGTTTGTAATTCATTCAAATCAATATTTAGCAAATTGGCATCGATACGTTCAGCAATTCTTTCTTCGGCCATTTCCATCGTGATGTACAATACATTCTGACCTTGTGACAAACAAGAACCTGCCACATGACACATGAACAAGGACTTACCAACACCAGTACCAGCAAGTGCAATGTTCAATGTCTTAGTTGGCAGACCGCCCTTTGTAATCTTATTGAAGATATCAAGGTCGAATTTGACACGGGATTCAACCTTGTGATAGAAGTCAAAGCGTGATTCATAGTCGGACATATAATCATGGCCGATGTGTTGGTCAAATGAAACACCAAGTGCATCACTCAACAGTTTAGGAATCTCACCTTTTGGTTTGACACCATTTTTGTCATCAAGTATTGATACTGATTCCATAATGGCATTGTAGATAGCTTTGTCTTGGCAAAACTTCTCAGTTTGTTCAACAAGCCATTTACTTTCGACCTTTTCTTCCCTTGACATATGCATTTCATTGAGCAATTCAATAGAGTCACGGACTTCAACCTCTGTCAGAGATTTACTTTCGGTGAAGTTAATCACCAAAGATTCATGTGTGGGAAGATTCTTGTATTTGTTTACAAATTCAAAGATTTCTTTGAAGACAACCTTTTCAGTATTGTCACCAAAGTAATCGGCTCGCATGAAAGGCAATACTTTACGTGTGAAGTCCTCATTGTAAATCAGGTTCTTCAGGATTGTTTGTTCTAATCTTTTCATTATATCGGTTGTTAATAATTAACTCGGTGAGTATGTCACCTATCATTGTATGAAATTCCTCATCTTTTTGCAAGAGGTCTATGTCGTGTTTACCTGCATGGACGATAGTATAACCGAATTCCAACAC